TAAATATATAACATCATTTACTGATCTACCTGCAAATTCAGGACTAAGGTAAAATCCACCAAAAATAATTTTATTGACGGAATTTATTAAATGGTTAGGCAACTTATCAAATTTATCTTTTAAAAATTTTTCAACATCAAAATTTGGTTCTTCTCCAAATTGAACCTTGACCCCACTTATTGTAAAACCATTACTTATTTTTGCTTTTTTTGTCTTTCTTTTTATGTATTGTTGTTTGTTGTCCATATTCTTGTTTCACACTATTAACATCATCGAGCGCTTGCTCATACCCTCTGATATAGTTTTCCTCTGCAATCATAAGTAGAAACTCGGGAAACTCGTCTGCCATAGTCTCTATAATCATATTAACGGTCACATCATCATTTTCAGGGTTGTGTTTGTTTCCAACATAATCAATCATATATTCTTTTAAATTCATTATAATACCTTTGCTGCCAATGTTGCCACCTTTGATCTTTCGCCTCTCTGTAAAGTTACATGTCCAGCAAGATCATGCTCTTTAAACTTTTCAACAGCATAAGATAAGCCATTACTTGTTGCGTCCAGATAAACGGTGTCAATCTGTTCGATATCGCCTGTAAGGACAATCTTTGTACCCTCACCGACACGAGTAATGATTGTTTTCAACTCGTGAACTGATAGGTTCTGTGCTTCATCGATAATGATAAAAGAATTTGCAATAGAACGACCACGAATATAGGTCAATGCTTCAATTTCAATAATACCCTTCTCTGCATACATTTCAAGCAGGACTTTATCGTTGCCCATTAAAAATTGTAGATTGTCTTGAACCGGTGCTAACCATGGAGCCATTTTTTCTTCCAAAGTTCCCGGTAGGAAACCAATGTCCCTTCCCATAGGCATAACAGGTCGGGAAACTACAAGCTTGTTATAAATTGGTTCTTGAGAACCCTCTTCTAAAACCTGCTCTAATCCAGCAGCCACAGCCAATAGAGTTTTGCCGCAACCAGCAGCGCCAATGAGGGATACAATAGGAATATTTGGGTCCAATAACAAATCGATGGCAAAAGACTGTTCTTTATTTCTTGGTGTAATGTCCCAAACTCCATGCTTGTGAATCCCTGCCTTCACAAGAGGCTTATTGTACGCTAAGAATCTTGCCAAAGCAGTTTTCTTCTCATTACAATTAGATATCAGCATTACAAATTGATTAGGAAATAATAACTTTTCTTCTTTGTCAACAAAGATTTTTTCACCTTGATAAAAATGATCAATTGTTTGGTCATCTACCAAGTGCCTCGCAAAGCCTCTGTAAAGCTCGCTACGGTCATTAACGACTTGGTTTATGTCGTAGCCTTCACAATCCATTCCAAGGGCGTCACAGCGAACTCTGAGGTTGATATCACGGGAAACAACAACCACCTTCTTGTCATCATTAACCTCGTTCAAGGCGCAAGCAAGAATAATGTTATCTGGATCAGTTTTATTTGATTCTACTGGAAGAGCATTAATGTCGGAAATTCTAGCTCTAAGCAAGCCCTTGCCTTTTTCAATACGCACACCCTTCTCAAGAGATCCTTTGCCTCGATACTCATCCAAAAGACGAATAGTATGGCGAGCATTGGCACCCACTCCGTCCTGTCGCTTCTTATGTTTATCTATTTCTTCAAGAACTTTTAAAGGAATTACAACGTCGTTTCTTCCAAAGTTTTTAAATGCTGTTGGATCAGAAAGATATACATTTGTATCTAAAATATAAGTTTTTTTAGCCATTTTCTACAACCTCATCGACTAGTCCAAGCTCAACACACTTTTCAGAATCGAACCACTTGTCTCTTTTAAGTATCTCTGTAATTTGTCTTGTGCTCATTGAAGTCTTATCTTTATAAATCTTCTTAATTTTAGTCATAAGCATATCTAAATTTTCCATTTCATCTTTGAAATCTTCAAACTTACCCCACATAGAGGAGGAAAGTTGATGAATAAGCATATGGGAATTCTGATATATAAATCTCTTATCTGCAACTACTGAAATTAAAGTTGCTGCTGAGGCTGCTGAACCATCAATATAAGAATAGACTGGCGTCTTACAATTTAAAATTACATCAACCGTAGACAACCCTGCAAAAACAGAACCCCCATAGGAATTAATATGTAGTTTAATTGGAGGTGGCTCAGAATCATACTTAACTTTAAAAACTTGCAAATCTTTATCAAGCATTCTGATTGCTTTATTAAGCAGCTTTGCATTTCTTTCGCTGACCTCTCCATAAAACATGATTGTATTATCTGAAATATCAACGCACGAATCAGCCGGGGCAGGCCCTTCGGGTCCACCCATTAAAATAATTGGAGTTGCCGCTCCGTCATCATGAGAACTTTCTTCAATCTTTTCTTTAGTTTTATCATCACACCAATAGTATCTTGTCATTTTGTTTCCTTTTGTAATTAGTTTAATCAACTTTTCTATTTAAATCTTACTATTTCTTTTTCAAATTTTATATGGATTGTCTGAAAAATAAAATTCTATATCTTTTACAGAATCACTCAAATATTCTTCAATACGATCAACAAAATCTTCCTCTATAGAAAAATATTCATAGTAATTGTTTTTACCATCATTATTTTTTAGACTCCAATGATCTACTTCTCGTAAAACATCCATTTTATTAATAACTATTTTATTGATAGCATTAAGCTGAACTGAACGTTTTAAGAAAGGAAGATCAATCCAATTACACTGACGGACTCTACCCGTTGTAGCGCCGAACTCTTGTCCTACTGTTTGAATTCTATTAAATACTTTATTGTGACGAGGTTGAAATGATTTAGCCCCAACATAAGTTTCATACGCCTTCGCAACTCCCCACACATCACGAATTGCATAATAAGGAATAGCATTTAAAAATACTGATGAAGTAAGACAGTGGCTTGAAGTAACAAACGGATAGTCACCCCAATCAATATCTAAGCCAAAGCCTTGTGCGCCTTCACAAAGAATTTTAGTCTCACCGTGATTCCAGAACTCGTCGTGTAAATCAATTAAATATGGCTTTAGGCTTGGAATATCTTGAGCCAAGTAACCATCTCTAGAATATTTATCACGATAAGCAGGGCCATTACCTCGCTTAGTGGTTCCGATTGCGGTATCTTTTCCGTCTTCTTCTTTATGTTGATCTGTAATCACATGACAGTTTTTTGCAATATAAATAAGTCCTTTAGTATTAATTCCACCTGACTCTAATTCCTCTAACTCTCGGAAAAATTGTACAGGGTCAAGTACACAACCATTACCAATTATACTTTTAATTCCAAAAAAAACACCGGCTGGAATATGATGAGTGACAAACTTTTTACCTTCATGAAAAATAGTATGCCCAGCGTTACACCCGCCATTGAATCTTAAGACATGTGTATATCCTCCTGTCTCACAAAGGTGATGAGTTATCTTTCCCTTTCCCTCATCACCATATTGAAGACCAACAACAACATCAGCGATCATTTGCAGCCCCCTTTCGTTGTTTTTTACGACTTAATCGCTTAGGTTGCTCTTCTAAATCCAACCTAACTTTAACAACAAAACCTTTTAACTGCTTTTTAACTTTAACTTGTAAATTTTTTTCTAAAGACAGCTTCTTTCTTTCCATATCCGCTGCTTCAAATGTATCGAATCGACCTTCTATTCTCCAAGGTCGTCCGAATAATGTGTTTGCCTCCATAGTAACCTCCTATTTCTTTGGCTTAATAAAATGTGTTTGAATATCATAGCTAGTGACTATAAAATTTTCACCTGTTTCTACACAAAACATTGTATGACGTTTATAATTATAACTAACTATCTTTTTATTGTCAAGTCTTTTTTTCTTAACTCGTTCTTTTTTTACACCTGTATAAACATACAAATACTTTTTATATTTTATAGTATCTTTATATATTAGAGAAGACGAAGCTAGTTTTAATTTATTATTTTTAGTTAGTACCTGTTTTTTAGTAACTGGGTTTATATTATAGAACTCTCCAATTTCCAGTTCTGAAATCTTCATACTTAGATGGTATCATCAAAAGGCTTATCTGTTAAGTGGGTAGTATCAAAGTAAGCCTCATAGTTATATCCATTTTGTAAGTATTTTAATTGCTTATAAGATATTCCCAATAAATAAGATGCTTTAATTTTTGAGTTTGTTGCTGCGATAGCAAATTTAACAACTGCATCTCTTGCGATGTCTTGAATATACTTGTATAACTGAAGTCCATAAAACTTACCTTTATAGTTTTTGCTTGACAGTTCAAGTTTAAGTGCTATAATATCTTCAAGGGTAAGATGATTTAATCTTATCTCAAAATCTTCATCTATCTTTTTTTCCAATCTAAGCTTTTTTTTTATAGAATAGTTTTTTTTTAAATTCTTTCTCATTAAAATAAATTATTCTTTAAAGTCTTTATAATTGCTTTTTTAATATTCTCTGAAACTGTTTCTTCACCCTGAGAGGTAAATTGTGCTTTATCCGCTTTTTGCTTTTCATATTCAGGTGTAGTAACAGGATTCAACTCTGGTGAAATATCATTTTCAAACTTGTCAAAGTATAATAATAAATTAGTTACCAGATATTCTTTAAATTCTTTTCTATCGTTTTCATTATGTAGTGTTCTATAATTTCTTGTAACAGCGTCAATAGTCTTTTTGTATACGTCAACTGATTCATCTCTACCAGTTTCATCCAACCCTGGAATCTGTGGCAATGGAATATTTGTTTTTTTACCTTCAACATCTTTTAGTGTTACACCCGCATCTTTTTTGATTTGATTGTCATCATCTGATTCAAGGTCTTCAATGTCCGCACTTAAGTCAGATGAATCCTCATCATCTTTAACATTAACTTCAATTTCTTCTTGTTCTTCAAGAGCGGAACCTCCAAGCATTCCAACAACTTCCCCACCAGAAGCATTACGAATTGCGTCTTGAGGTGAAAGAGTGTCGATTAATGCTTTAAGATAATGCTGCTTAAACGAATCTCTTTGTTCCTTATCAGTGGTTAATGATTTATATCCACTTTCTACTGTTGGAAGAACAATTTTTAACGCTTGAATTAATTTATTTAATCCAGTAGATTTTGTTGGAGTATCATTCTCCTTTATAATCTGTCTAATAATTTCTCTTAATTGTTTTTTTTCATTTAACATTTGATCTCTCTCTTTGGTAATTAAATGTCTGATTACATAGCGTAATTGTTCTCTATAAATAGTTTGTTTGGGCTTCTTATCACCCGAAATAAAAGGGGGGGCAAATCCACTGCCTCCACCGCTGACGGCACCTGCACCCATAGAAGATTCTTCTAAGCCACCACCAAGTAAATTAAACATACTTTTTGTATCATCATCAGAAAGTTTTTCTGGCATAAACGCCTTAAAGGCTTCAAAATCCCCTTCACTAATTGCTTTTCTCATATCTGTAGCAGATAGTTTTTCACCACCTTCTGCTCCAATTAAATCAATCTTAAGTGGCTCAAAAATAAATTTGCTTCCTTTCTTATCATTAAGATATTTGGCAGCATTTTTTACAAATCCGATATGTTCATCAAACGGGGAAACAGCAACCACTTTGGAATTTGGATCTAATTCATTTTCCATTCTAAGACCAATTCTTAAAAATGGACTTGTTGAACTTATTATAGAGCCATCTTTCTTTTTTCTATTTGTTTCAAAACGGTCAAAGTAATCAAGTTCCACTTCGTTATTAATTCCATACTTTTCAATGTATTTTTCCCAAACTTGCTTTGCTTGTTCGGCACTAATTTCTAAATCGCCCGCAGTTCTTTTTGTTGGACCGCTTGTGATATGAATAATGGCATTAGGATATTCTTTTACTGCCTGAAGGAGTAGGGAAAGATGTCCCTTGTGTGGTGGCTTGAACCCCCCTGGAATAAAGACATGGGTTTCTGAATCTTCAAGGTCTGATAGTTCATCATCAAATTCAACCTGCTCTCTAACTACCGCACGATTCGCTTTCGTAAATTTAGAGCGATCGACCAATTTTATTAGATTACCTTCATCAGAAAGAACATATCCTTCCCCTACCTCTTCATCTCCGAGAGACTGACTAAATGGCAGCCCACCTTCAGTATCAATATTTGTAATAACCTCATCTTTGATTTTCATTGTTCTTGAAACAATGTTCCAAATAGTATCATAAGTCTTTTTATTTTCTGAAATATAATTTGTTACATTTTTCTTTTTTTGATTTGAAATTTTTGGTTTACTGTCCATCCATTCGATAAAGTCACCACCTAAATTCTCTAATCCAGTGTCTACCTTGCTATTAAGATATGTGTAGAATAAAGATGGTAGGTTTGAAAGCGCAAGTTTGCGGAGCTTTTCTGCATTAAAGAATTCATCAATTGCTGTTGAGTTTTGTTGTACAGAATTTATTACCTCTGAAACTTCAACATCATCAACTCCAATTGGCTTCTCAATAAATGTCTTTCCGAAAAAAAGAATATTTGGGTCTGGTGTCATACCTTCGAAATCTAATGGTTGGTTCTCAAGAGTTTCGACATCCTTCTTTAAATGTAAAACAATACCAACATCAGAATCTGCAATTTTTTTACCTATTTCTGAATTAACATCAACTTTGTATTTAACCATATTTGGTTTAAAAGTAAACTTACCATCTTCAGTTTCAGGTCTGTTAAAATAAAGAACTTCGCCAAAGAAATAGCCTCGATAATCTGAATCAACTGATTTTTCTGCAAGTCTAAATGCTTTTTGCATTTTTGGTGTTATATTAGAATATCTTTTTTGAAATACTTCATCTGGGGTCATTCCCATCTTTTTAGCGGCACGTTGTGCTCTGGAGCGGTACATACCTTCCATCTCTTCTTCTGATTCAACCTTGCCTTTATAAGACTTAACACCAAATCCACTCTTATCAGTAAAAATAAATTTACCATCTGCATCACGACCAAAAATTACTGCGGGTGAACCATCCCACTTTAATGAAGTTTCGGGACGACTTTCAGGATCACTCATTCTTTCAAGTGCTTTTAATGCGCGCAATGCGCCTTCGCTACCTTCAAAGAAGATAAGGTCTTCGGCATGTTGAATACGAGGCTCGATTTTTTTTGCTTCATTTAAAGTTTCATCACGGTGTGGAAACTCAAAATCTGCTTTTTCACGGATTGCATTATAAACATCATCAGGATATTTTTCTTTATCAGAAATAATTTTAAATACTGTGTGAATACTATCAAAATCTTTAGGCTTGTACCCAGGTCCTAAAACCTTGTCTACGACCTCCTGTGGGTTGTTTGTTCTTTCCCCTGTCTCTCTATCCTTTAATCCGAAGAAAGGGCTCCACGCCAATCCTCGTTGGGTTGCGATGGCATTGATGAGTAGCTGTCTGTCTCGACCCTTATATTCACCTTCTGGCTCACCCTTGATTGCCCAAAGCATAAAATCTGGATTACCAAACATTAAATCTGTTTGGACAAAACCATTTGCTTCATCACCGCGAATCGGAGTTTTAAAATGAACTGATGATCCCGTTTTTGCAACCCATTGGCGTAACTTTTGTTTTGTTTCTTTTGCGCTTGAGTTTGCTAAATTAAGTTCTGGATGGTTTTTATCTAACCATATTTTTAATTTATTAACCAAGTCATCTTTTGTGACTTTATTTTTATCAATCGCAATATCTAAATCGCCAGAAGTTTCTTTTTTACCAGTTGTGCCTAACTTAAAATCGACAAGATCAATTCCTAAAATATCTTCTAACCATTTAAGGGTAGGATCAACGTCTTCACGTTTAATTCGAATTGTTTCAGAACCGCCTTCGGCAGCTTTAAAAACATTACCGCCTTCATTTAAAAATTTACTCATTTGTGTCTCCGCTAACTAATTTGTATGCAACATTTCTTCGTTTTAAAGAAAAAGGTCCAGGTTGTTGCAGTGTGAATGGAATTTGTTTAGTGCCATTAGATTTGTTATAATTAGTATTTACTGCATTATATCTGCTAATTATTGGACCATTTGGGGCTCCTTCTGGATTAATATTGAATTTTGAGCCCTTGTCACTGACAGTGTTCCCGGCATCACCCCCGCCCGCAATTTGGGGAGCAGAACTTTTATAAGGGTGATCGGTTGGTAAAAGGTCAGTAATTGCCCATTTATGAGCTAAATAACCTTCTACTGTATTTCTAAAACCATCAGCACCTGTACCAGAATCAGCAACAGAATAAACAAGTAATTCATGCAACACATAATCTGAGGCATCAGGAGAATAATTACTGGAACCCAGTTTGAAACCCGACTCCGCAGCACTAACGTTTGTTAATAACGAAACCCCAGTAGAAATTATTTGTTCAGTGTTTAAAAACAGTGTTTGATTATTACTAATGCTTGATGAGTTTTGAGCAGTAATTATTACTTTATTTGGGGGGTCAGAAATTAAATCAGTTGAAGCTGCGGAGTGGTCACTAAAAGTGAAACTTAGAACTGGACTATCTCTATTAGAATTAGTGTCAACAAATACCGAAAACCCATTTCTACTTTGAAAATTGCCAAAACCCCAAACACCTTTAAAAGTTGCGCCTCTGGTGTCAACAAAAATGTTTGACATAACCGAAAAAACTAGTCTATCATCATTGTTTCTAATTGTCGTAATAGATGCATCACTTGATTCCATTACGGTATTAGACCAACTGCTTGCTAAATTACCAAATTTAAAACCGTTTTTACCAGATAAAGAACCAGTTCTAAGTGTTGGATACCCAGTGCCCGCCCTTGTTAAGTTAAATCCTGTTGTACCCAAATTGTTTATTTGGCTAATATTATTAGCCGTTCCATAAACGTCATCTGTTGTTGTACTGCTTTCTGCCACATAACCATTAGTATTCTCAGCATCAATCCATAATTGTAAACTGCCACTATTCGCTGCTTGAGTGTTATTTGGGGTCCAATTTGCCATTATTTGCCCTCTTTTGTAAATCCTTTTAATAATTTTTCGTATCTTTCGTTTAGAACTTTATTACGATACTGTTTAATTGATTCTTTTGTAGGACTCTTCTTTTCCTTTGTAGACTTCTTGTAATGCTTTGTAAACTGGTTCAATAATTCCTCAAAGTCTTTTTTCTGGTCTGAGTTCAATTGATCAATTTTATGTTTTCTAAAAAAAGTTTTTATCTTTTCAGAAATATGGCTTTTGTCATAATCATTGGGTGTAATTACTTCTTCGTCTCGCCTTGTTGTAAATACCTGCGCCCAGACGCTGTGTTTCGTGCCATTATCGAT